CCTACTCAGGCACTTGCTCAATACATTGTTGCTACAATGTATCCAGAATACGCATCAATTTCCGTTGCTGATGAACCCTGTGAACCTTCTAGAACTCCCCCCTTCATTTCTGCATGAACCACCCAAAGGATACCACTACGAAGTTGAGTCATTTCGACGTAATGTTTATCGGATTCTCATTGTCAATGATGGTAGTTTTTCCTATACTGATGTGGCACCTAAGTCCGTCTGGGGATTCTATGATGTTAAAAAGAGAAGCTATTCAGCGCCTATTAACTACTCCAAGCAAGGAAATACGGTAGACATTAACAATACAACTCCATATTCAGCAATGAAATTAAACCTCAACCCATTGATGGCAGCGTTCCAATGAAGTATGAACCCAGACTGAATGATTATGTCTCTTGGCGTAATGTTAAGGGGTGGGTGTACTATGTTGATGATGATCACCTCACGATTGAGATTGCTGTCAGACCAAAAGAAGATGATTTAGTGCCACGTCACAAAAAACATCACTGCTTGGTTGTTGTTCAAAATTTTCAATATGATGAACTTGTTTATGTGAACAGTAGGAGATATTCAAATGCGTCAAATTTGGACGACATGGAAATATACGTTAGGGAGTTTCAGTGACACAAGAACAAAAAATTATGATGATTGGGTTGCTCTCATTCGCACCTGTATATTTGTTAGTTACATGGTCACTAACGCTTTTATTGTATCTGGAGTATTGAGGCACTGGAATGATGTACCAAGTGAATTACATGAAACCCAAGAAAAAGGGTTATGCAAAACAGAAAGCAACCTTTCTTAAAATTGAAGATGCTGTATTCTGGGAAGAACATGTAAAGAAAAACCTAGGAGCAGTGGACACTCAGATTACTGTCCACTAATCTCCCACAGACCACCAATCCCGTGTATATTAACAGAGTCAAACAAATGAGTGACATGAGTTACACCCTGGAACAGTTCGAGCAAGACAAGCAAACACTTTTGAACTTGATTGCTGAATGTGAGGAACTTGAGAAGCGTGAACTTGAGAAGCGTGAAAACTCCGACGAGTTCTTTATTCAGTGTGACGAATTTGCCCAAGATAAGTACACTGTTTAATGAGTAGTGTTGCCCGATATGGTCTAACAGGGATTCTTGTTATTCTTGCACTATCAAGTTATCTTAAGTTCTTAGCAGAACGAGACCAGAAAATGTTTGATTACTACAGTAGTCAAAGAGTTTGCGAATCTTTTACATTTCACCCTGATTGCAGAAAATGAATTTTCCCACCTCCACTGTCAACGTCCTTCCTCATTTACAGGAGTTGCGTAAAGTTTGGAAGCAACAAGATTTCCGCTTCACTAAAGAACAACAAGAAGAATACGATATTTTGTTACAAGCAAGAAAAGAACGAGTTAAGTTCTTTTATGAATCAAATCGTGTGCAAGTTGGTCCTAAAATTGTTAAGAAAGTAGAGGAAACTCCAGAAGAAGATTGATTGTTACGGTTTTGTAACAGGGATTGACACCTCAACTTATTTACATTATACTAAACTCGATAAAATCAAACTACATCATGACTGTCACTATTGAAGCGAAAACTGCTCCAAGAATTGATATTTGTCAGGCACTGGCGAATCGTATTCTTATGGGAGAATTTGATTCTACTGAACTTGAGGATCTTTCCTCAATCATGGATCTCATTTTTCTTCAGATTCGTGAGCAAAATATCATGGAACACATTCGTTCCATTGCAGATAAAGTTGATGAAGTAAATGGTGATTTGAAAAATACTGATCCTGTCCTCATCTGGGAGGAAGCAGGTGAAGATGGAGATGATATTGGTGGTGATGGTAATCACACTAGAATGGGATTGTCTGCTTCAAAATATGCTGACAAGATCAAAACTCGTCGAATTCCTAAAAAAATCTGGCAAGATCTTGACATCACCACAGAAGAAATGGTGATGATTGGAACAATTCTCAATAAAGCAAGTGAAAAAGTAAAAGAGTGCAACAGCATCGGTACTCTCATTAAACAACTTAAGGAGTATAAATCTCTTGGTTATGAATTTGATTCTTCTTACTGTCATGACGCATTGAAAGCATTTGGTATTGATACCAAAAAGAAACGCGATACTATTATCAAAAAAGCAAAAGAAGACTATCTTAAAGATGCGGCATCTGCTGCCGGTCAAAAAGTTAAACAGTATGGACAAGGTGCATCTGATACTAATAATGACGAACTGAAATCTAAAGTTGAACGTCTTCGTGATACTAAAACGATGGTTGTCAGTGGGTCAACTGGTTCTACAAAAAACTTAGAATACAAAGTTATTGGTGAAATTATTGATAAGGAAGTAAACACAGGTAAGCACAAAATTGCCCTGGTTCTTTATCATAACTCTTTTGAAAATAAGGAAAACTGGGAATCTGATGAGGGTTCAGCATTTATGAAACGATTGAACACTTATCTGTCTATGTTACAACCCGTCAAGGTCAAACTTGATGATGGTGGAGTTATCGAGTACAACTATAAAGCAGAGGTTTATATCATGGACTTCCTGGAAGATGATGGACGACAGAACATCAAAACCGACTGATGTGCCAGTGACCTAAACCGTCCACTACCCCTTGACTTTCGGGTCAGGGGGTTTTATATTATATTCATCAACGGAACACGAATGACCATCACCCTTCGCCCGCATCAGGAACGCATCATTGATCGTCTGAAGAAGTATGATAAAGGTTCTATCATTGTTCCAACTGGTGGTGGTAAAACTCTGACGATGATTGTTGACACCAAGCGTCGTCATGATTCTATCAACAATGGCACCACCACAGTTGTTGTAGCCCCCCGTATTCTTCTTGCTGAACAACTTTGTTCTGAATTTATGGAGGTCATTGATCCTAACAACAGTGACCCATATCTTCATGTGATTCATGTTCACAGTGGAGAAACTCACTTTGCTAGCACTACCAAAGCAGAAAAGATTCATCTTTATGCTAACTGTGCTCGCAGTGTGGGCGAGAATGTTATCATCTTTACTACCTACAATTCACTCCATCGTGTTATGGAAGCAGATATTGAGGTGAATACGATTTACTTTGATGAGGCACATAATAGTGTCAAACGCAATTTCTTCCCTGCTACAGAGCATTTTAGCGAGGTCTCAGAGCGTTCCTACTTCTACACTGCAACCCCTAAACATTCTCTCACAGTGAAGAAACCTGGCATGAATTGGGGTCATGTTTATGGTCAAGTTCTTGTCAATGTTCCTGCTCCTGAGTTGGTTGAAGGTGGTTACATTCTTCCTCCCAAAGTTGTAGTGAAGCAACTGCCTTTGGTGAAAGGTCGTAAGGTCATGTATGCTGAGGATTCTGACAATCTTCTGGAAACTATTGATGACAACAATATCGACAAGACTCTGATTTGTGCTCGTACCACAAAGCAGATTGTTGGTCTTATTTCTCAATCTGACTTTTGTATGCAACTCGCTGACCGTGGCTATTCTTGGATGACAATCACATCGAAGACTGGCGCAATCATCGACGGTCAGAAAGTCAACCGCGAAGAGTTCTTCAACACGTTGAACACTTGGGGCAAAGATCCTGAGAAGAAGTTTGTTGTTATTCACCACTCTATTCTGTCTGAAGGTATCAACGTCAGTGGACTTGAGGCAGTTATCTTCATGCGTAACATGGACTACATTGGTATTTCTCAAAGTATTGGACGAGTTATCAGACTTGGCAGCACTGAAAAGACCTTTGGTTTAGTTTGTATTCCAACTTATGACACTGTGGGTATCTCTACTGCTAAAAAAGTCCAAGCAGTTGTTGATGTTGTGTTCAATCAAGGTCTCCCCGCTGTATCTGAAATCCGCCGATGAGTAAGTTCCTGGGGTTAGCAACTGTAATCAAATCTGTTCAGGCAGAGTATCAACAACTGGTCGCTCAGGGTAACACCAAAGCGACCAAACAGATTGAGACAATGGTTGGTGCTGGTATTTGGTATCTACCGACAGGACAGAAAGAAAAACTATTGTGGACAGGATGGCAATCAAAAGAATCAATCAGACTCAACGAATGTAGTGAGGAACATATCAATCCTCGCAAACTACAAGCAACAAAATTGTTGTTACTTGATTGGTCTGATATTGATGACCCCGAACAATATCTGAAAGACCTTTACTATGAGAAACTTGGGAAGTTTCATAAAGTATCAAAGAGAGAGAATAAAAAACTTGTTCCTTATCAGAAAGCAGGAGTTTTTACCACCTGGGAAGATGCTTATGCTAAAGTAGGAATTGAACTTGTTTATGTGAGAGACTGATGAAAATAGAACAACAAAAGAGTGACATTCTTGACCCTAATCCTGTAGAGCAAGGATTTATGGTTGGCAAATATGAAGACCCATTGTGTTATGCTGCTGTACCTGTCATGGGAAGTACAACACAACTGGCAATCATACATCAGGGAAGTGTTATCAAGTATTGTAGAAATCGACAATCTGCAATAAACTTTATAGACCGACACAAAAGGAAAAAGTCCGTAGCACGTCTGCCTGTGTGACAGTTGGTTGAAGTGGCCACTACCCCTTGACCTGGCAGTCAGATCCGTGTATTATTACTAGGTAATCAATCAAAGGGCAATGACCGTCTCTCCTCTCTTCCGTAAGCAGATCAGATCTGTGCTGAAGAGAATCTCCAACAACAAAAAGAGTCTGGTCCCTGACACTCAGAACACTGATCAAAACTCTGGTCAGACTTTTGAGGCGCTTGTTCTCGATGATCTGATCTTCGAGTTTGCTCTGGTTGAGGTGGAGAATCTTACCACTTCACAGAAGAAAAAGATTCACCCCAAAGCAACACCTAAGTGCCGAGTCTTTCGTGGTGCTTGTGAGGATGGCAAGACTGTTTATGTTCTTGATCTTCCCAAAAGCACTCCTGACTTCATCGTGGTTCACCCTGATGAGATTAAATTTATTGAATGTAAATCTATTTTCTCTGGATCAAAGACTCCCAAATTCAATGCCGGTCTGAATGATCCACAGAAAGTTAGAATGACTATCTATTTGACTTACAAGGCAGATGGTAATGTGATTATCATGCGTCATGGTGAGCAAATTATCAGTGATGAAGAGGCAAAAGCACTCCAAGAGTATTCTAAACTGATGGAAGAGTATTCTAATACTCTCAAGAAACAGTTTGGATCTAAACTTGGCAACATCAAACCAGAATATGCTAAGCGATTCGAGCACACTGATGCTGACCTCTGGGAGTATTCAGAATCTCTTGAAGAGCAAGCACTCAATCTGTTTGATAAATAAACTCTAATCAAGCGAAGACGGGGGAGTTCATCTCCCCCAGGTAGTTTGATTTTACTGTTCAATCAAGAAAGTAAACCAATGAAAACCAAAAACTTTGACGATTGCTGCGGCATCGTCCCATATTCCTTTGAGGAATTCTTAAAACTCAAAACTTGTCCCGTACAGCGTAATCACATTAAACGCGCTCGCGACAACAAAACAAAAGAGAAATTACAAACTTTACTTCCTCAGCATACATTTATTGCTAGTGCTGAGTTGACTCAAGACTCATATGATCCTATCAATGGTGAGACATATAAGGCAGGAACTGTATTCATAGTTGATTCGCATACTCGACGAGAGTTTTGGAAACTCGGTGAATCTGATGCTGTACCAGAAAAACTAACATCGCAGCATTACAAGGTAGAGTCTATTGCTGCTCTCCGTGATCTTTATTATACTTTTGACAACACTACAAACACTGAAAAGTCAGCAGATCTAGCATATGGTGCTGCTCGCTATCTTGGTGTTGAATTTAAGAATCATAAACTGTATCAGGTTACCGGATTAACTTGGGGAGCACATTTCTATTCAAAGCAACAGTTTCCTAAAACTAGTGGTTATGATGGTGACAAACTAATTGATGTAATCAAAGAGTTCACTGATGAACTTAAGTTTCTTGATTCATTTATTTGGGATAAGAAGATTGACATTCCTCACCCATTGAGATCTGCCGCTATCTTGTTCTTGAAGAAACGTAATGATACATATTCTCGCAAGATTGTACAACGTGTCTTCCAAGATGAGTTTGCTGCTAAAGATGAAAGCAGACGACTTGATGCTGTCACGCACATTCTAGAGTGGTTAAAAGACAAAAATGCTGATTTTGCAGCAAACTTCAAGACTATTCCTGTTCTCACTGAGAAGTTTTTGTACTGGCTGAATCAGGCATACCTGGAAGATACTACAGGCAAAGAACGTCTGGAGAAGAAAGGTGTCTCTTCTGGTATACTTGACATGTATGCTAGAATCTCTAAATTAGACTTTGATGATGAAGATTGATGTTTGATATCCTGACTGGTAATTGTCAAGAGGTTCTCTCCACTTACGGGGAGAACTTTTTTCATTCGTGTATCACTGATCCTCCCTACGGTTTAAACATTGTGGGAGAAGAATGGGATCATTCTGTTCCTGATGTTGACATCTGGCGTGAGGTGTTTCGTACACTTCGCCCAGGTGCTTTTTGTCTTGCATTCTGTTCTCCTGAACTTTATCATCGCTTAGCATGTAATGTAGAAGATGCTGGTTTTGTTATTAAAGATCAGATCATGTGGATGACTACAACCAAGATGGCAAAGCACAATAGATTGAAACCTGCTCATGAACCGATTGTTGTAGCACAGAAACCATACAAAGGTTCTCTCCAGAAGAACTTTGAAGAGTGGGGATGTGGTCTGATTGATGTAGAGAATACCCGCGTACCTTGGGATGGTAAACCACCAACAGGATGGATAAAAGGTGGATCTAAGCGTAGAGTATTTGGTGGTATTCAGAACAAAGCATGTGATCTTATTACAAGAGAAGAGGTCTGGATTGATCCATCTACAAATGAACCAATCAAAAAAGAATTGACTGGTGCTAATGATGCTGGCCGTTATCCAATGAATATCATTGGAGAGGTTGAAACTGCTCATCAAAAGTATTTCTATGCTCCACGGGCAAATAGAAAAGAAAAGGGAGAAGATAATGACCATCCTACAGTCAAACCCGTGGATTTGATGGCATATCTTATCAAGATCTATTCTCCGCATAATTCTACGGTCCTTGACCCGTTCTGTGGTAGTGGCAGCACTGGAGTCGCAGCAATTCAAGAAAGTAGAAACTTTGTGGGGATAGATCTTAGCGAACACTATAAAGAAATCGCAATGCGACGGTGTGCAGCCGCCAAACCGTCCACTATCGCTTGCAATCCGCTTGAAAATGCTCTATCTTAAGAGCATGAAAAATACGCACTTGCAACACCCCGAAGATTCTATCCTTTCGGGTGATCTTAATGTCCTTGATTGGTTCCTCGAAGAGGGTGATCTTTCTGTCAAAATTGATGGCGCTCCTGCTATTGTTTGGGGCACTAATCCTGCGACTGGCAATTTCTTTGTCGGCACAAAATCTGTCTTCAATAAAGTAAAGATTAAAATCAATGAAACGCATGATGACATTGATCGCAATCATTCTGGGGTTGTTGCTAACATACTACACCATTGTTTTGATTGCCTTCCTAGTTTCGACGGAATTGTTCAAGGTGATTTTATTGGGTTTGGTGATGATGAT